CAATTCCAAGCAGCGGATCGATCCGTTGATCGAGGAGTCGGCGGCGCTGAGCGAACTGATCTCCCCGGCACGGTCACGCGACTCGGGCAACACCATCCTGGCCAAGGAGTTCCGGGGCGGTGTGCTGGTGATGACCGGGGCTAACAGCGCGGTCGGACTGCGCTCGATGCCGGTGCGGTATCTGTTCCTCGACGAGGTCGACGGTTATCCGCTGGACGTCGAGGGCGAAGGCGATGCGATCTCGCTGGCTGAAGCACGCACGCGAACCTTTGCCCGCCGAAAGATCTTCATCGTCTCGACGCCGACGATCTCGGGGGCGAGCGCCATCGAACGCGAGTACGAGGCCAGCGATCAGCGTCGGTACTTCGTGCCGTGCCCGCATTGCTCGCATCGCCAGTGGCTGCGCTTCGAACAGTTGCGCTGGGAGAAGGGACAACCCGACACGTCGGCCTACATCTGCGAATCGTGCGACGAGCCGATTGCCGAGCACCACAAGACCTGGATGCTGGAGCACGGTGAGTGGCGCGCGATGATCAGCGACGGCACCGGCAAGACGGCAGGCTTCCACCTGTCGTCGCTGTACAGCCCGGTGGGCTGGCGCAGTTGGCGTGACATCGCCGCCGCGTGGGAGAGTGCCGTCAACAAGGAATCGGGGTCGGCGGCCGCCATCAAGACCTTCAAGAACACCGAGCTGGGCGAAACCTGGGTCGAGGAAGGCGAAGCGCCCGACTGGCAACGGCTGGTAGAGCGCCGCGAGGAATACCGGATCGGCACGGTGCCGCCCGGTGGACTGCTCCTGGTGGGCGCTGCCGACGTGCAGAAGGATCGCATCGAGGTATCCATCTGGGCTTTCGGGCGTGGCAAGGAGTCCTGGCTGGTCGAACACCGCGTGCTGATGGGCCGTCCTTTAGAAGGTGGCGCCCGCGACGCCGTGTGGAAGCGACTCGCCGAGTTGCTTGCCGAAAACTGGACGCACGACTCAGGCGCGGCGATGCCGCTGGCCCGTTTCGCCCTGGACACCGGCTTTGCGACGCAGGAGGCCTACGCCTTCGTGCGGGCCTGCCGCGACCCGCGCGTGATGCCTGTCAAGGGCGTACCGCGAGGGGCGGCACTGATCGGCACGCCAACGGCCATCGATGTCTCCCAAGGCGGCAAGAAGCTGCGCCGGGGCATCAAGGTGTTCACGGTGGCGGTTGGCATCGCCAAGCTGGAGTTCTACAACAACCTTCGCAAGGGCGCGGACGTCAGCGAGGACGGCGTGACCATCCTCTACCCGACGGGGTTCGTCCATCTGCCCAAGATCGACGCAGAGTTCATCCAGCAGCTCTGCGCCGAGCAGTTGATTACCCGCCGCGACCGCAACGGCTTCCCAGTGCGCGAGTGGCAAAAGATGCGCGAGCGCAATGAAGCGCTCGACTGCTACGTGTACGCGCGCGCGGCCGCATCGGCGGCGGGCCTGGATCGCTTCGAGGAACGCCACTGGCGCGAATTGGAGCGGCAACTCGGGATGGAACGGCCACCGGATGAGCCGCCCCCGATTCAAACATTCGACCCAGACGAGGCCACCCAACGAGGTGGCCTTTCTGTTTCTGCAACCCCATCACGGCGGCGCGTCATCAAGAGCCGCTGGCTGTCCTGATTTTCAGAGGAGTTTTCATGAGTCTTGCCACCCGTATCGAGAGCCTGGTCATCCGGGTTGCCCAGGAGTTCAACGACGTCCGCGCGACGGCAGGCAGTCTGGCCAGCCTGTCCACCAACGACAAGTCGAGCCTGGTCGCCGCCATCAACGAGCTCAAGGCAGCGGTTCTATCCGCGATGGCTATCGATGACAACCAGATCGCCACCACCAGCACCTACTCGTCGAACAAGATCGTGTCGCTGCTGGACGCGCTCAAGACCGACATCCTGGGCGGAGCCGATGCTGCCTACGACACCCTGGTGGAAATCCAGCAGGCGCTGCAGAGCGGTACCAGCGGCCTGGACGCGATTCTGGCTGCGGTCAATCTCCGTGTCCGCTTCGACGCGGCGCAGACCTTGACCGTAGCCGAGCAGCTGCAGGCCCGTACCAACATCGGGGCGGTCGCAGCCAGCGATGTCGGCAACACCGATACCGACTTCGTCGTAATCTTCGACGGGGCGCTGGCCTGATGAGTCTTGCGTCCAGCATCGCCGCCTTGGCGGCGCGCATTGGCTTCGAGGTCAAGACCAAGATCGACGCCACCCATCCCGGCGTTGCCCGGGTATGGGTCAGCTTCGGCTACGTGGGCGGTCAGGTCGTGATCGCCAGCGCGCACAACGTCGCCAGCGTGGTGCGCACGGCGGCGGGCCGGTACCGCGTGCATTTCGCGGTAGCGATGCCGGATGCGAATTACTGCTGGACGGCACTCGCCCGCAGCAGCACCAACACCGGCCAGCAGCGCGTTGCCATCGTGCGCGCCAGCTCCGACCTCAAGACCGCGCAGTACGTCGACATCTCTTGTGCGACGGCTGCGGCGTCGTTTGACGACTCCTCTGAAATCAACCTTGTGGTGTACCGCTGATGGCCTACACAGAAGTCCAACTCCAGGCATTGGAGACCGCGCTCGCCAAGGGCGAACGCCGCGTCAGCTTCGGCGACAAGACCGTCGAGTACCGCTCGGTCGATGAACTGAAGGCCGCGATCCGCGAGGTCAAGCGCGGCATCTTGGAACAGGCAGCCGCCACCGGACTATGGCCGGGTGCGCCGCGCCAGATCCGAGTCACGACCTCGAAGGGGTTCTGATGGCCTGGTATTCGAAGATCCGAAGCCTGTTCGGCCAGCCACCCGTCCACGAAGCGGCTGGCCGTGGCCGCCGTTCGCTGGCGTGGATGCCCGGCAACCCGGGTGCCGTTGCCGCGATGCTGGCGACCAACACCGAACTGCGAATCAAGAGCCGCGACCTCGTGCGCCGCAACGCCTGGGCACAAGCCGGTATCGAGGCCTTCGTGTCCAACGCGGTCGGCACCGGCATCAAGCCGCAGAGTCTGGCAGCAGACGAGCGCTTCAAGACCGACGTGCAGGCGCTGTGGCGTGACTGGACGGAGGAAGCCGACGCCGCAGGTCAGACCGATTTCTACGGCCTGCAGGCACTGGCCTGCCGCGCGATGCTCGAAGGCGGTGAATGCCTGATCCGGCTGCGCCCGCGTCGTCCAGAGGATGGCTTGGTGGTGCCCTTGCAACTGCAGTTGTTGGAGCCCGAGCACCTGCCGATCAGTCTCAACCTTGATCTGCCTTCGGGCAACGTGGTGCGCTCGGGCATCGAATTCGACAGCCTCGGTCGGCGCGTCGCTTACCACCTGTACCGCTCGCACCCTGAAGACGGTCGGCTGGCTCCGATGTCGGGCCAGGGCGGGATGGACACGGTGCGCATCGATGCGAAGGAAATCATCCACCTGTTCCGCGTCCTGCGTCCTGGCCAGATCCGGGGCGAGCCGTGGCTGTCGCGGGCCCTGGTCAAGCTCAACGAACTCGACCAGTACGACGACGCCGAGCTGGTGCGCAAGAAGACCGCCGCGATGTTCGCCGGGTTCGTGACCCGGCAGAACCCCGAGGACAACCTGATGGGCGAAGGCGCTGCCGATGGTGATGGCATCGCACTCGCGGGTCTGGAACCGGGCACCTTGCAGATTCTGGAGCCTGGAGAGGACATCAAGTTCTCCGACCCAGCCGACGTCGGTGGCTCGTATGGCGAGTTCCTGCGCACGCAGTTCCGCGCGGTCGCCGCTGCCATCGGCGTCACCTACGAGCAGTTGACCGGCGACCTGACAGGCGTGAACTACTCGTCCATTCGCGCCGGGATGCTCGAGTTCCGGCGTCGCTGCGAGATGGTGCAGCACGGTGTGCTCGTGCATCAGATGTGCCGTCCGGTGTGGGCCGCGTGGATGAAGCAGGCTGTGCTCGCCGGTGCCATCGAAGCTCCCGGCTTCGCGCGTGGCGGCCCAGCCCGTCGCCGCCAGTACCTGCAGGTGAAGTGGATTCCCCAGGGCTGGCAGTGGGTCGACCCCGAGAAGGAGTTCAAGGCAATGCTGCTGGCCATCCGCGCCGGGCTGATGAGCCGCTCGGAAGCCATTTCCGCCTTTGGCTACGACGCCGAGGACGTTGACCGCGAGATCGCCGCCGACAACCAGCGGGCCGACGACCTCGGATTGATCTTCGACTCCGACCCGCGCCGAACGTCCAAGGACGGCGCTTCATTGTCAGGTGAGGCCGAGCCGAACAAGAACGCTGCCGACGCCACGCAACCCGGCAGCTCATCGTCCGCCTGAAGGATTTTCATGACCCTGTTGCCCCATTTGGCGGCGCGCCTCTACGGTGTGCCGCTGGCGATCCATCGCCCAAAACTTGACGTCATCCTGGCCGTGCTCGGCCCCCGGATCGGCTTGGCTGACTTGGCTGCACCCTCGGGCTTCACGCCGCCCGTGCGTCCCGCAGCCACCCAGACGACGAAGGTCGCAGTCATCCCCATCCACGGCACGCTGGTGCGACGCACCGTGGGCCTGGAAGCCGAATCCGGCTTGACCAGCTACGCAGGGCTGACCGCGCAGTTGGACGCTGCGCTGGCCAGCCCCGATGTCGCCGCCATCTTGCTCGACGTCGACTCGCCGGGTGGCGAGTCGGGCGGCGTATTCGATCTGGCCGACCGCATCCGTGCGGCTGCCCGGACGAAGCCAGTCTGGGCCGTGGCCAACGACATGGCCTTTTCAGCGGCCTATGCACTGGCATCTGCTGCCAGCAAGGTGTTCGTCTCACGCACCGGCGGCGTCGGCTCGATTGGCGTCATTGCGATGCACGTCGACCAATCCGAGAGGGATGCCCAGGACGGCGTTCGCTACACGGCTGTCTTTGCGGGCGACCGCAAGAACGATCTCAACCCGCACGAGCCGATTTCCAGCGAAGCCCACGCCTTTCTCAAGGGCGAGGTGAATCGCGTCTACGGCCTGTTCGTCGAGACGGTGGCCCGCAACCGTGGCATCGAGGCATCTGCCGTGCGTGACACCGAGGCCGGGCTGTTCTTCGGGCAAGCCGCCGTTGCCATCGGGCTGGCCGACGCCATCGGCACCTTCGACGACGCACTTGCGCAGCTTTGCGAATCCGTTTCCCCACCCCCGAAGTTGGCGGCAAGCCACTCGGGACTTTTTAGCAACCTCCAGATGGAGTCATCAATGAATGATCGAACCGACCCCGCTGCTCCTGATCGGCTTGCTGCTGATCCTGCTGGCAGTCCTTCTCAAACGGCCGCCGCCACCGCCATGACCGTGGCCGACGCGATTGAGGTCGCCCAGACCTGCACCCTGGCCGGGCGCACCGACCTGATCGCGGGCTTCCTCGAAGCGAAGGCATCACCCGCCAAGGTGCGCAGCCAGTTGCTGGCGGCCAAGGCCGAAGCGTCCCCCGAAATCGTCAGCCGTATCGCTCCCGATGCTGCTGCGTCCACGAGCAACCCGTTGCTCGATGCCGCGAAGCAGCTCGCGGCCAAGTCCGCATCACTGAAGAAGGAGATCTGAGATGCCCACCGTGTTTTCTGAATCGATGAACTTGGGCGACCTGCTCAAGTACGAGGCCCCAAACCTCTACTCGCGCGACCGCGTCACGGTGGTCGCAGGCCAGACCCTGCCATTGGGCGCGGTCGTCGGGATGGTCACTGCCACCGGCAAGGTCAAGCAGATCGACCCTTCGGCCACTGACGGCAGCCAGTACGCCGCTGGCGTGCTGATGCAGGCCGTCGATGCCGCCCTGGCCGAACGCCCGGACGGTCTGATGGTGGCGCGTCACGCCATCGTCGCCGACCACGCGTTGCAGTGGCCCACCGGCATCACCACCGCCGAGCAGCAGGCGGCCGTTGCCCAGCTCAAGGCGCTGGGTGTCCTCGTTCGCCAAGGAGTCTGACCATGCAGAACATCTTCGAAAACCCAGCCTTCTCGATGTCGGCACTCACCGCCGCCATCAACTTCCTGCCCAACAACTACGACCGCCTGGGCGCGATGGGCCTGTTTGTCGACAAGCCGCAGCGTTTTCGCTCGGTGATCGTCGAGGAGCAGAACGGTGTGCTCACCCTGCTGCCGACGATGCCCCCGGGCTCGCCGGGCACCGTGGGCGTGCGCGGCAAGCGCAAGGTGCGCTCGTTCACCATCCCGCACATCCCGCACGACGACGTGATCCTTCCCGAGGAAGTCCAGGGCATCCGCGCCTTCGGGTCGGAAACGGAACTGCAGACCGTGGCGGGCGTGATGGCGCAGCACCTGCAGACGATGCGCAACAAGCACGCGATCACGCTGGAGCATCTGCGCTTCGGCGCGCTCAAGGGTCAAATTCTGGACGCCGATGGCAGCGTGATCTATGACCTCTACAACGAGTTCGAGATCACGCCCAAGACCTTCACCTTCAACATCACCGACCCGGCCAACGGCTGGGACGTGAAGAAGGCCTGTCTGGACGTCGTCCGCTATGTCGAGGACAACCTGCAGGGCGAACGAATGAGCGGCCTGCACGCCTTCGTCGGCGAGGACTTCTTCGACGCGCTCACCGGGCACGATGAGGTCAAGGCCGCTTACGACCGCTGGCAGGATGGGCAGGCGCTGCGCACCGATATGCGCGCGGGCTTCACCTTCGCTGGGATCACCTTCGAGGAACATCGTGGCCGGGCTGTCGCGCCGGGCAGTGCTGTGCGCCGATTCGTCGAGCCCGACGAAGGCCACATCCTGCCTCTGGGCACGATGGACACGTTCGCCACCTACTACGCGCCCGCCGACTTCAACGAGACGGCCAACACGGTGGCGCTGCCGTTGTACGCGAAGCAGGAGCCGCGCAAGTTCGACCGGGGCACCGATCTGCACACGCAGGCCAACCCGCTGCCGCTGTGCCACCGCCCGGCGCTGCTGGTCAAACTGGTCATGGGCGCTGGCGTATGAGTCTGGTCGCTCAGATCTATGAGTCGGCCGCGAACGCCGGGCTGCTGAAGGAATGCCTCTGGCAACCGTCGGATGGATCGCCTTCGCAGACGCATCAGGTCGGCTTTTCCGCGCCGGATGACAGCTTGCTCGACGGTCTGGCCCTGAGCACCGATTACGTGATGACCTACCCGGTCACCGCGTTCAATGGTCTTGCTGCACGCGAGACGGTCGAGGTCGCTGGAACGACCTTCCAGGTGCGAGACATCCGGGCCGTGGGTGACGGCTCCGAGATCCGCGCCAAGCTCACCCGGCTGTAAACCCATGGCAGATAACTCCATCCGCGAGCGGATTCTGCTGGCGGTGATGGCGGCTGCCCGTCCGGCGGTCGAAGGCCTCGGGGCCACGCTGCACCGCTCGCCCACGGTGGCTATCAGCCGCGAGCATTGCCCCGCGCTCGCGGTGTTTCCCGAGTCGGAGTCCATCACCGAGCGTGCCAACGACCGCGTCACGCGCGAACTCACTGTCCGCGTCGTCGCGCTCGCTCGGGCCATTCCACCCGCCATTCCCGAAACCGAGGCCGACCGCCTCCTCACCGCCGCCCACGCCGCCTTGTTCGCGGACGGGACGTTCGGTGGGTTGGCCCTGGGCATCCGGGAGCAGGAAAGCGAGTGGGAAGTCGAGGACGCCGATGCGGTGGCTGTGGCCCTCCCGGCGCGCTATCGGCTGACGTACCGGACGCTGGCCAATGACCTCTCAACCCTTGGATGACGCCTATGACCCAACTTGTTCTGACACGCCCGCACACCCACGCGGGCAAGACCTATGGCGTCGGTGACCGGATCGAGATCGACGCGACATCAGCCGACTGGCTGATCGCGCACGAGATCGCCATGCCGGAGCCGACCGCCCCAACCGCTGAACCCATTCCCGAACCCAAACCCCTCCAACGCAAGGAACCCAAGCAATGAGCACCTATGCCAGTTTTCAAGGCCGCGTCTTCCTCGGCAAGCGCGACACCGACGGCCTTCCCATCGAAGTGCGTTCGCCCGGCAACGTCGCCGAGCTGAAGCTCTCCCTCAAGACCGACGTCCTGGAGCACTACGAGAGCCAGACCGGCCAGCGCTCGCTCGATCACCGAATGGTCAAGCAGAAGTCCGCCACCGTGAACCTCACCATCGAGGAATTCACCAAGGAGAACCTTGCGCTGGCTCTCTACGGCAACCACGTCGTTGGCACGCCGGGAACGGTCACCGCCGAGCCGGTGGGCGGTGCCACGCCGATTGCGGGCGACCGCTACTTCCTGGCCCACCCGAAAGTGTCGTCCTTGGTCGTGGTGGATTCGGCAGGCACGCCCGCGACCCTGGCCTTGGGCACGAACTACACGGCTGATCCCGACTTCGGTGCCCTCCAGTTTCTGGATACCACCGGCTTCACTGCGCCGTTCAAGGCCAGTTACGCCTACGGCGTGGCCACCGAGATCGGCATCTTCACGCAGGCGCTGCCCGAGCGCTTCCTGCGGCTCGAAGGCATCAACACGGCCCAGGGCAATGCCAAGGTGCTGGTCGAGCTCTACCGCGTGGCCTTCGATCCGCTGAAGGAAATCTC